ATGCTGGAACAAATGGGCATTGCCGCGAAGCAAGCCTCGTATAAATTAGCGCAACTCTCCAGCCGCGAAAAAAATCGCGTGCTGGAAAAAATCGCCGATGAACTGGAAGCACAAAGCGAAATCATCCTCAACGCTAACGCCCAGGATGTTGCTGACGCGCGAGCCAATGGCCTTAGCGAAGCGATGCTTGACCGTCTGGCACTGACGCCCGCACGGCTGAAAGGCATTGCCGACGATGTACGTCAGGTGTGCAACCTCGCCGATCCAGTGGGGCAGGTAATCGATGGCGGCGTACTGGACAGCGGCCTGCGTCTTGAGCGTCGTCGCGTACCGCTGGGGGTTATTGGCGTGATTTATGAAGCGCGCCCGAACGTGACGGTTGATGTCGCTTCGCTGTGCCTGAAAACCGGTAACGCGGTGATCCTGCGTGGTGGCAAAGAAACCTGTCGCACTAACGCGGCAACGGTGGTGGTGATTCAGGACGCCCTGAAATCCTGTGGCTTACCGGCGGGTGCCGTGCAGGCGATTGATAATCCTGACCGTGCGCTGGTCAGTGAAATGCTGCGTATGGATAAATACATCGACATGCTGATCCCGCGCGGCGGGGCTGGTTTGCATAAACTGTGCCGCGAGCAGTCGACGATCCCGGTGATCACAGGTGGTATAGGCGTATGCCATATTTATGTTGATGAAAGTGCAGAGATTGCTGAAGCCCTGAAAGTAATCGTCAATGCGAAAACTCAGCGTCCGAGCACATGTAATACGGTAGAAACGTTGCTGGTGAATAAAAACATCGCCTATAGCTTCCTGCCCGCATTAAGCAAACAAATGGCGGAAAGCGGCGTGACGTTACACGCAGATGCATCTGCGCTGGCGCAGTTGCAGACAGGCCCTGCGAAGGTGGTGGCGGTTAAAGCCGAAGAGTATGACGATGAGTTTCTGTCATTAGATTTGAACGTCAAAATCGTCAGCGATCTTGACGATGCCATCGCCCATATTCGTGAACACGGCACGCAACACTCCGATGCGATCCTGACCCGCGATATGCGCAACGCCCAGCGTTTTGTTAACGAAGTGGATTCGTCCGCTGTTTACGTTAACGCCTCTACGCGTTTTACCGACGGCGGCCAGTTTGGACTGGGTGCGGAAGTGGCGGTAAGCACACAAAAACTCCACGCGCGTGGCCCAATGGGGCTGGAAGCACTGACCACTTACAAGTGGATCGGCATTGGTGATTACACCATTCGTGCGTAAATAAAACCGGGTGATGCAAAAGTAGCCGTTTGATTCACAAGGCCATTGACGCATCGCCCGGTTAGTTTTAACCTTGTCCACCGTGATTCACGTTCGTGAACATGTCCTTTCAGGGCCGATATAGCTCAGTTGGTAGAGCAGCGCATTCGTAATGCGAAGGTCGTAGGTTCGACTCCTATTATCGGCACCATTTAAATCAATAAGTTACACATCATTAGTACCTTCCTTATTTTTTGACTGGGACAAATTTGGGACCGATGGGTTCAGGATCGAGTCTATTTGCCGTGCGTGTTCGGTAAGGTGATTAGGTGCAAGGTGAGCATATCGACGAACCATTTCGATAGACTCCCAGCCTCCCATTTCCTGTAACACTGACAACGGGACTCCGGCTTGAACCAGCCAACTTGCCCAGGTGTGTCTCAAGTCGTGAAATCTGAAATCATCAATACCAGCCCGTCTCAGCGCCGCTTTCCAGGCTGTGTTTGCGTCATACCGCATCTTCCTTACTGTTGGCGCTTTCGTTCCGTCTGGTTTGGTACAGCTTTCCTTGTACACAAATACCCAACGGTGATGATTACCGATTTGTTTTTTCAATACGCGACATGCAGTATCATTCAGCGCAACGCCAATTGCGCGGTTTGATTTACTCTCTTCCGGGTTTATCCATGCCACCCGGCGCTGCATATCTATTTGTTGCCATTCAAGGTTGATGATGTTCGAGCGTCTTAAGCCTGTTGCCAGTGCAAATTCAACAACAGACTTTAATGGCTCCGGACATTCATCAATCAGCCTTTGTGCTTCATGGGGCTCCAGCCAGCGGAGCCGTTTATTCTTTGGTTGAGGCACTTTAATAATTGGTGCCTTATCGAGCATTTTCCATTCACGCTCTGCGGCTCTTAGCAGGGCCTTTATAAATGAAAGATGCGTAGCCTTCGTTGCAACGGACGCTGGTTTTGGCGTGTATTCTGGAACAGGTTTCCCTTTTTTTCTGCATGCTTCTGCCCTGAGTTTCCAGTTTTCCTCATGACGCCGGTTCGTCATTTTCTGCATTGCTGAATAAATTTTTGATTCAGTAATGTCTCTTAGTTGCATTCCTGCGAAATGTTGAAGCCAGAATCCGATCTGCTTTCCATTGAGCCTGTTTCTCTGCGCGACGTTCGCGGCGGCGTGTTTGTGCATCCATCTGGATTCTCCTGTTAGTTAGCTTTGGTTGTGTGTGGGAGTCGTAGTCCTGAACGAAAACACCCCGCAATGGCACATTGGCTGCTAATCCGGATTCGCACTTCCGGCCAATGCTTCGTTTCGTATCACACACACCAAAGCCTTCTGCTTTGAATGCTGCCCTTCTTCAGGGCTTAATTTTTAAGAGCATCACCTTCATGGTGGTTAGTGCGTCCTGCTGATGTGCTTAGTATCACCGCTAGTGGTATTTGTGTCAACACCGCCAGAGATAATTTATCACCGCAGATGGTTATCTGTATGTTTTTTATATAGATTTATTTTTTGCAGGGTTGTGTGGCTTGGGAGGTGATCGAGAGATCAGAATTGCGTTGTTTAGTGAGTTGCACCTATTAATTTTAAAATAAATACAATTGGTGTTTTTCGAGTTTTTCTTAACTCTTCATGCAGCTCCGTTCTCAGAATATATGATTTTTCGAGTTTGAAATTCTTGCGACCAGGCGTCTTATTGCCAGGCTCAGGAAGTGGAAGGCGTGTTTGAATGTCGAGTGGTGGACAGTCATAGAAGTAAATTCTATAAAGCTCAAGCGGTTCCCTACGTTCTTGTGATTGACGTTTTCCATTAAGATGGGAAAGAACCATTGACCATATTACTTTCATTATGCATTGCGCAGTCAGTTCATGCTCGGCGAAGTGTTTACGATGCGTAGCATGAACACGCTGCATGAAAAAACCCGCATCAATTAAAATTGCTGCTTTCTTCATAAGAGTCCCAAAAAAATAGCCCAGAGCCGTTATGCAGATATTAACAATTGTCTGCGAACGGGGCTGGGCTTGGTTTAATTAATCTATGCCAAGTTGACTGTGCCGTCAACATAAAACTTACTTCCTATCACCCAAACGTCTCTTCAGGCCACTGACTAGCGATAACTTTCCCCACAACGGAACAACTCTCATTGCATGGGATCATTGGGTATTGTGGGTTTAGTGGCTGTAGAAACACCTGACCGCTATCCCTGATCAGTTTCTTGAAGGTAAACTCATCACCACCAAGTCTGGCTATACAGAAATCGCCTGGCTCAACAGCCTGCTCAGGGTCAACCAGAATTAACATCCCGTCAGGAAAGCTGGGCTTGGATCCTGTTGGTGCGGTCATGGAATTACCTTCAACCTCAAGCCAGAATGCAGAGCCACTGGCTTTTTTGGTTGTGCTTACCCATTTCTCCGCATCGCCTTTGGTAAAGGTTCTAAGCTCAGGCGAGAACATCCCGGCCTGAACATGAGAAAAAACAGGGTACTCATACTCACTTCTAAGTGACGGCTGCATACTAACCGCTTCATACATCTCGTAGATTTCTCTGGCGATTGAAGGGCTAAATTCTTCAACGCTAACGTTGAGAATTTTTGCAAGCAATGCGGCGTTATAAGCATTTAATGCATTGATGCCATTAAATAAAGCACCAACGCCTGACTGCCCCATCCCCATCTTGTCTGCGACAGATTCCTGGGATAAGCCAAGTTCATTTTTCTTTTTTTCATAAATAGCTTTAAGGCGACGTGCGTCCTCAAGCTGCTCTTGTGTTAATGGTTTCTTTTTTGCGCTCATACGTTAAATCTATCACCGCAAGGGATAAATATCTAACACCGCGCGTGTTGACTACTTTACCTCTGGCGGTGATAATGGTTGCATGTACTAAGGAGGTTGTATGGAACAACGCATAACCCTGAAAGATTATGCAATGCGCTTTGGGCAAACCAAGACAGCTAAAGATCTCGGCGTATATCAAAGCGCGATCAACAAGGCCATTCATGCAGGCCGAAAGATTTTTTTAACTATAAACGCTGATGGAAGCGTTTATGCGGAAGAGGTAAAGCCCTTCCCGAGTAACAAAAAAACAACAGCATAAATAACCCCGCTCTTACACATTCCAGCCCTGAAAAAGGGCATCCAATTAAACCACACCTATGGTGTATGCATTTATTTGCATACATTCAATCAATTGTTATCTAAGGAAATACTTACATATGGTTCGTGCAAACAAACGCAACGAGGCTCTACGAATCGAGAGTGCGTTGCTTAACAAAATCGCAATGCTTGGAACTGAGAAGACAGCGGAAGCTGTGGGAGTTGATAAGTCGCAGATCAGCAGGTGGAAGAGAGACTGGATTCCAAAGTTCTCAATGCTGCTTGCTGTTCTTGAATGGGGGGTCGTTGACGACGACATGGCTCGATTGGCGCGACAAGTTGCTGCGATTCTCACCAATAAAAAACGCCCGGCGGCAACCGAGCGTTCTGAACAAATCCAGATGGAGTTCTGAGGTCATTACTGGATCTATCAACAGGAGTCATTATGACAAATACAGCAAAAATACTCAACTTCGGCAGAGGTAACTTTGCCGGACAGGAGCGTAATGTGGCAGATCTCGATGATGGTTACGCCAGACTATCAAATATGCTGCTTGAGGCTTATTCGGGCGCAGATCTGACCAAGCGACAGTTTAAAGTGCTGCTTGCCATTCTGCGTAAAACCTATGGGTGGAATAAACCAATGGACAGAATCACCGATTCTCAACTTAGCGAGATTACAAAGTTACCTGTCAAACGGTGCAATGAAGCCAAGTTAGAACTCGTCAGAATGAATATTATCAAGCAGCAAGGCGGCATGTTTGGACCAAATAAAAACATCTCAGAATGGTGTATCCCTCAAAACGAGGGAAAATCCCCTAAAACGAGGGATAAAACATCCCTCAAATTGGGGGATTGCTATCCCTCAAATTGGGGGATTGCTATCCCTCAAAACAGGGGGACACAAAAGACACTATTACAAAAGAAAAAAGAAAAGATTATTCGTCCGAGAATTCTGGCGAATCCTCTGACCAGCCAGAAAACGATCTTTCTGTGGTTAAACCGGATGCTGCAATTCAGAGCGGCAGCAAGTGGGGAACAGCAGAAGACCTGACCGCCGCAGAGTGGATGTTTGACATGGTGAAGACCATCGCGCCATCAGCCAGAAAACCGAATTTTGCTGGGTGGGCTAACGATATCCGCCTGATGCGTGAACGTGACGGACGTAACCACCGCGATATGTGTGTGCTTTTCCGCTGGGCCTGCCAGGACAACTTCTGGTCCGGTAACGTGCTGAGTCCGGCCAAACTCCGCGACAAGTGGACCCAGCTCGAAATCAACCGTAACAAGCAACAGGCAGGCGTGACAGCCAGCAAACCAAAACTCGACCTGACAAACACTGACTGGATTTACGGGGTGGATTTATGAAAAACATCGCCGCACAGATGGTTAACTTTGACCGTGAGCAGATGCGTCGGATCGCCAACATCGATAACCAGGACATGACGATATCGGTCTGGGTCTTTCCTGATACTGATATTTCAGATGTATCGCGTGAGTTAATTGCGGCAATTAAACAGGGGTATCTAACAGTAAAAGCCGCCGGGGTATGGGCGGGGGGCATTGAAACACCTTCGGTGGAAACTCCATCGGAAGGCTCTAAATTTTTTGGTTTTGATATGGATAACGAATTCATCAGTGGTTTTGATGTAGGGGCATGGGGAGTATTACTCTGATGGCGAAAAATGACTTTAAAGCGTTTGCAACTGATCGAAATGCCAATGTTATGTCGCAGGAGGAATGGGAAGCGTTGCCTGCGCTTATATCCGGATTTACAGCAGGGAAAGCATCCAGTGCGCAAGTCAATAAGGTTATTCGGCAGGCCAGCTTTATTGCTGCAGCTCTGGCCCAGTTTGTAAGTGATAAAACGCAACGGGATGTGCTTGATAATGGTGATCTGCCCGGTTTTGTTGAATTGCTGGGATCGGGGTTTGCTGTTGAATACCTGAGCCGCAAGAATCCGTTTGGCGATATCAAATCGGACGGCACGGTGAAAACGGCTCTTCAAAACCTTGGTTTGGGAGAAGCGGCAAAACGGGATGTGGGGACAGGGGAAAATCAGATACCGGACATGGCCTCTTTTGCCAGTGGTAATGGATGGATGAAATTACCCAACGGGAAAATCCTGCAATATGGTCGTGGTGCGGTTACGCCGACATTATCGACGCAAACAATGAGAATTACATTCAGCATCCCTTTCCCCAAAAAAGCGGACTGCGCCATGCTTACTCATTCTGGTGATGGCGGTGCGCCTTTAGGCGCTGGGCGAGGGTTCGTGATGACTGCAGAAGGCCCAACGTTAACCGGCTTTAATTCTGCTTACAGAACGTCATCAACCAGCGACACGGTATCGATGAATTACAGTTGGTGGGCTGTTGGTGAGTAATTTTATTCAGGGTGATTTATATGGACGAATATGTTTATAGCGCAAGGCATAATGCTTTTTTCCCTGTGGATATGATTGATAAATATAAATCAGAGGGATGGGATTTATCAGACGCTAAGGAAGTAAATCAAAATATTATCAGTGAGTTTATGGCTGAACCGCCACAAGGAAAAATCCGTATTGCCGGAGATGATGGGCTGCCTGCGTGGGCAGATATTCCTCCACCCACGCATGAAGAGCTTATTGAAATTACTGAATCAGAAAGACAGCTACTAATTAACCAGGCCAACGAATACATGAACAGTAAGCAATGGCCCGGTAAAGCGGCTATTGGTCGTCTGAAAGGTGACGAACTGACGCAATATAATTTGTGGCTGGATTATCTGGACGCACTGGAGCTGGTCGATACTTCCGGTGCGCCAGATATTGAATGGCCTACGCCTCCGGCAGTTCAGGCCAGATGACATCCGGCGCGGTGCTGGTATCTGTTGCCGTCACCGCGTCAATGTAATCCAGCACGGCGTTAAGTCGGGTTGTTTCTGCCTGAGTCAGTTTCCGTCCGGCCTGTAACTTCAGCTGAATCAGACTAATGGAAGCCATTGCTGCATCAATCAGTGATTGGCGCTGTGCTTCTGCCGCGTCTACTGCGGCACTGTGTTGTGCCTCAGTGTCTGTCACCCATTTCTCACCATCCCATTTATCGTATGGCGTTAACGGTGAAATCGTGACATAACCGTCTTTGATGGCACCGATATAATCCACTGTAACAGCTGCGCCATTTTCGATTGAGTAAACAGTCTCATTGCGATGGTCTTCTTCATGGCTCCATCCCTTACCTGTAAATACTGCCACTCTTCCCGGAATGTTTTCGCCAGGGTCAATACCAGTGGAACAGGCGGGCATACTTACGCCAGTATTAATATATTCATCAGACCAGCCCGTATACTCAGATGTTTCAGCATCATAATAAAAACAACGCATATCGCCCGGCACTGTAGCCAGCCCATTTTCATCAAAAACAGGTTTCATTATTTAGCCCTCACCAGAAAGTTAAATGCAATATTTCGCGGTCTGACTGCAACAAAATTCACACCATCACCCACAGAGTTACTGGTGAAATTAAATCGTGAAAATCCTGGCTGATTTCCGGCGATGCCATCATGAAAGTTAATTGCGTGTCCCGCACCTTCGCCTATATTCCCGGCAAACTGAGAAAAGTTTGTAGCTGCCTGCCAGCTTAATAATTCGCGACCACCGTCTGCACCTCGCCCGTCATCCCAGATACGAATGAAATCACCGCGGGCTTCAGGTAATACCAGCGAAGGAAACACTTTCGCCAGCACAGGATAATCAGTGGCAGAGAATTTCGCGCCGTTGAACTTCAAAAACACCATACAGGACCAGCTGTCGATTACAGTATTTGGCATTGCAGCGGACGGCCAGAAGAACGGAACGCCAATAGCTGGAGCACCTTCTCCCAAACCAACGTTTATGAAAATGCAGAAATAACGAGCAAATGGCATCATTCCTGCTTTTGTCAGGGAGATCTACCATGCTTATTGGCTATGTACGTGTGTCAACAAATGACCAGAACACAGATCTACAACGTAATGCGCTGAACTGTGCAGGATGCGAGCTGATTTTTGAAGACAAGATAAGCGGTACAAAGTCCGAAAGGCCGGGACTGAAAAAACTGCTCAGGACATTATCGGCAGGTGACACTCTGGTTGTCTGGAAACTGGATCGGCTGGGGCGCAGTATGCGGCATCTGGTCATTCTGGTTGAGGAGTTGCGCGAACGTGGCGTTAATTTTCGCAGCCTGACGGATGCTATTGATACCAGTACCCCAATGGGGCGCTTTTTCTTTCATGTGATGGGGGCCCTGGCTGAAATGGAACGAGAACTGATTGTTGAACGAACAAAAGCTGGACTGGAAGCTGCTCGCGCACAGGGACGAATTGGTGGACGTCGTCCCAAACTTACACCAGAACAATGGGCGCAGGCCGGACGATTAATTGCAGCAGGAATTCCTCGCCAGAAGGTAGCGATCATCTATGATGTTGGTGTATCGACACTGTATAAGAAGTTTCCGGCCGGAGATAAATGAAACCGTAGCACGTCGTATGCAAGATCGTGCTGCGGTTTATGCTTACCACTTGAAGATTCAAAAATTAGGTGAGTAACGAACTGGAGACATAGCTCCTTTTTTTCTTAATTCATCTGGTATTTTTTTCCCAAGATAAAGGTTTGCTATTTCAGGTGGGGCTTCTCGACCTTCAAAACCATAGCGAGAGCTTTGTGTTGCCTCAAAGTCAGGGTCTTCGTCCCAGTATTTCATCGTAGGAAAATGTTCACGCGTTGATTTTAGCCATTTATCAGCAATGAAAACTCCTCGAACGATCCCCCTTACAGTAGCAAGAATGACTTCTGCTTTACTGGCGCGCGAGACATTAATGCGCCAGCTAAATCGAACCGCATCATAAAGCTCTGAATCTTTTGCACTTCTGTTAACGGAAATCATTAATGCTTTATGATGAAATGTTATGGTTTCGGGTTGATATGTTGCTATCAACTCTTTGACATGCGCGGCGCCGAATTCATTGCTGCCAGCACCATTCATGATATTCGTTAACCCAGGGTAGGCATCAATAAGTGCTGCTTCAACTTCGTACGCCGTCTTTTCATCAGTCATTCCATGTCGATGGATGACATGGATAACTTCAAGTCCCGCTAATCTTATTTCTCTGATTTGCTTTAGCTTGTTGCTCAGTAAGTCGTCATCATCAGCCGCTGCCACTTCACCGCGCATATGGGCAAATACGCGGTTACCTTTGCCTTTCCCTACATAGAAGGTGCTTCCGTCCCTAGGATCAATCAATCGGTATACATACCAGCCAAGGTGTTCAATTACTCCAGAAGGAAACTCAGTAATATCCATTTTGCAATATCTGTGAATTATTTGTGAGACGTATATTAATGAACATTGCAAGGGCTCACAACTAGTAGTGTTGAGAAAGCCATCGGGAAAATGAGGCTAACCCTTTGAATTTACATAGCGCAAAAAGATACCTTTCCTCATAATGTGAGCTAATTTTATGTTTCGTTTGATGATCGGGTCGGTCTCGAAAACCGGAGTAGGGGCAACTCTACCGGGGGTTCAAATCCCCCTCTCTCCGCCACTTTATCAATGACTTATCTCCCGACTTCCCGTCTTGCTTTTCCTAAACAGAACAATCGTAGAATATTCTTGAAGGGTTAGATCGTCACTGTTTTCTGTTCGATACTGTGACATTCAGCACTTGATTCGCTATGGATCTGACAGGAAGGTTTTGAGCGAAAATCTGCAGTTATTCAGTCGTTTTCTTATCGGTCACCATTATTCTTTTAGACATTGATCCTACAAAGCTGCCGCAAAGTTGGTGGTGGGAACTGAAGTTGCGTAGAGAAGGGGTCAATACCCGGAGGCAAACATGGGCTGGCAAAAGTGTAGCGGTATTAGGCGCAGCTATTTAGCCTAGTTATGTTTTATGAAAACTTGATATCATATAAGTGTCTTACTTATTGGCTGTAAATAAGTTTTTCCTAAGGAATTGTTTCTTGAGTATCATTTGTAACTGTAACGGAATTTATAATCCTTTGCTTTATTGTTACGGTATTTTTTATCACACCCTATTTTTAGTGGTTTTTTATACTGAAGTTTGGCAAAGTGAACTTTATATACATATACTTCATCCTGGTTTCAGTTAAATTGGGGGGATGATATGGCAACTACATGTTCAGTTATATTGATTTTGGAGTCCTTTGATGTTTATTTCGGAAAAGAGAGTGTGTTTCTGGAGAGAGGTTCATCTGTACTTGTCGACTCTAGCTCTAGAGATTTTTTCCTGACATATCCTGAAAGAGTGATAGTGGCGGATTTTGGCGCTGAGTTTATTAGTCGCTATTTGAAAGCTAATAACTTAAGGGATATTTCTGATTGTAGGGAATATCCATCTTATTTAAAAATAAACTTTGCTGACTTCAGTTTAATTAAAGGATTAATTAGTTGGGCTAATCACTGTGCTGAATACATAGAAATTTTTGATGAGTCTATTGCTTTTACATGTCTCTCTGCATTTTCTTCTGAAAAACAATTTGGAGTATTTCTGTTTGGATGTTTGAAAAGCACAGGGGCTAAAGTTAAAACGATTATTCATACGGATTTATCTGCACCATGGCGTCTTAAGGATATATCATCAAGATTATATCTCAGCGAAAGTTTACTAAAGAGGAAATTGAAAGAAGAGGGGGTATCATTCAGTAAGATCATACTTGATGAGAGGATGCAAATGGCTGAATATTTACTCAGCACTCGTTGTTATCCTATTAGTAAAGTAGCTAAGGTCTGTGGTTATGCCAGTGTCTCATACTTTACTTATGTATTTAGACGTTATTTTGGTGTTTCTCCAAGTCAATACTCTCAGAGGAGTTCAGAAAGTAAAATTCTTACTCACCAGGGAATCTGATCATTGTTCTTGCCCCCTTATTTCCAGACAGGGGGGGTATCTTAAGTTAACGTTACCCGCTGACGTCGATATTCTCGCGGAGAGCGATAACCCAACGCACTGTGCGGATGGTTTTCATTGTAATGTTCGATCGCCACTGCAAGATTATGCAATGCCGTTCTTACATTCGGTTTCGGCATGAACGCGATGTAGTCTTCCTTCATCGTTTTCACGAACCTTTCTGCAATTCCATTACTCTGAGGACTGCTGATTGCCGTTGTGCAGGGCTCCAGATTCAACTCTCTGGCGAACTGCCGTGTTTCATGCGCTCTATACGCTGAACCGTTATCTGTCAGCCACTGGATGGACTGTTCCGGTACTTTATCGCCAAAGCGTTTTTCTATCGCTCCTAACATGACATCCTGCACTGTCGCTTTATCGTAACCTCCCGTGCTTGCGGCCCAGTCTATGGCTTCACGATCGCAACAGTCCAGGGCGATTCATCTGGGCCAATCCTTGCTCATAACAGGCATTCACTTCAGTCATGGCAGAAAGGTATGCATGCTGGAGAAGTCGTGAAAGAAAAGAAGACTGCTGCGCCGTTTGTCGTCACGTTTATCTTCATTGGCTATGCAAGTCGTAATACAAGGTGGGACAAAACTGAGACACATAAGGCCTCGCAATGGCTTGCAAGGCTTTACATGTTTTGATGTGGTGGGACGTGTGAGCGCAGTGTTGATGGGGTAATGCTTTGAATTAGAAGCGGATTCTTATAATTCGTAATGCGAAGGTCGTAGGTTCGACTCCTATTATCGGCACCATCTCAACTTCCTCAAACGTCCGTATTAGTCCATAAAATCTCTGATTTATAACATTTTTTATTCTTTTAAGTCCATAGTAGTCCGTAACCATCCAGTAGAATCCGGTACTGAATGTGTATAGGATTGTGTATATGTTCCTGTTCGGTCTGGATTCCTATACACATGCCTTTAAACGATATGCAGATTCGCCGCGCTAAGCCTGAAGCTAAAGCCTATACATTTGGAGATGGGCTAGGGTTGTCATTACTTATAGAACCTAATGGAAGCAAGAGTTGGCGGTTCCGCTATCGCTATGCCGGCAAACCCAAAATGATCTCGCTTGGTGTTTACCCAACGATCACCCTTGCCGATGCTCGTTCCCGTCGTGATGAAGCTCGAAAACTTGTGGCAGAAGGAAAGAACCCTAGTGAGGTTCGAAAAGAGCAAAAGCTAGCTATGCAAACAGAGTCAGAGAACGCCTTCGAAAAGATAGCCAGAGAGTGGCATCAACTTAAATCTGCTAAATGGTCGGCGGGATATGCATCAGACATCATGGAAGCGTTTAAGAACGACATTTTTCCTTATGTCGGAACAAGGCCTGTGGGAGAGATTAAACCGCTAGAGCTGCTGAACGTTCTGCGTAAAATTGAGAAACGTGGTGCGTTGGAGAAAATGCGCAAAGTGCGGCAGCGTTGCTCCGAAGTGTTTCGCTACGCAATTGCAACGGGTAGGGCGGAGTACAATCCTGCGGCTGATCTCTCCAGCGCTCTCGAAGTACACCAATCCAATCATTTCCCATTCCTAAAAGCTGATGAGATACCTGATTTTCTACGTGCCTTAGAGGGTTACTCCGGGAGTAAGCTTGTCCAGATAGCCACGAAATTACTGATGATTACGGGTGTGAGAACCATCGAATTACGCGCGGCATTATGGCAAGAATTTGATCTGGATAACGCTATTTGGGAAATTCCTGCTGAAAGGATGAAAATGCGTAGGCCACATCTTGTGCCCTTATCATCTCAAGCGGTAGATTTACTCAATGAACTCAAGATCATGACAGGGAACTATCGTTATGTTTTTCCAGGGCGGAACGATCCGAATAGGCCAATGAGCGAAGCGAGTATAAATCAAGCCATTAAGCGTATTGGGTATGGAGGAAAAGTCACTGGACATGGTTTTCGTCATACCCTTTCTACAATCCTGCATGAGCAAGGTTTTGAGAGTGCTTGGATTGAAATCCAGTTGGCTCATGTAGATAAAAATTCTATTAGGGGGACTTATAACCATGCTCAATATTTTAGTGGAAGGAAGTCTATGATGGACTGGTACAGTAATTTGATATTTGAAAGACTAAAAAGGAGTTAATTTGTGTCTCAACCACTTTCGGAAATATTGACATGGGATGATGAACAATGGGAGGTATTTGTCCATGATTGGCTTATTGTCTGTAAATCAGATGATTACCCGTGGAGCGAACGTTTGGGAGGAGCTGGAGATAAAGGTAGAGACGTTGTTGGATATAAATCGGATCCTAACGTAGAAGGTTATTCTTGGGATAATTATCAATGCAAACTGTACAAAAAAAGTTTAGGGTTCTCTGATGTTGTAGTTGAGTTTGGAAAACTTATCTATTTTACTCTGAATGGTGATTATCCCATCCCTCAGAAGTACTTTTTTGTGGCACCCTATGATTTATCTACTACATTTTCTAATTTATTGAAAAATAAAAACGAGCTTAAAAAAGCAGTCCTTGATTCATGGGATTCAGCAATTTCAAAAAAATAACTAAAAAGATTGATATTCCATTAGATGATGAAATAAAAAAATATATTGAGGATTTTGATTTTAGTATTTTTTACTCTCTACCCTTATCATTGATTTTAAATGATATTGCAAATACACACCTTTATTTTAAGTACTTTAACGAGCTGTATGTCGTGAGAATCCCTCCAAATGAAATTCCAACATACAATTCAAAAAAAGAGTCTGTATATGTTAATGCACTGCTTCAAGCCTATTCAGAGCATGGAAATAAAACTTATAGTTCTTTCTTAGAGCTTGATGATCCATACAGACGACACTTTAATAATAGTAGAAATGATTTTTATTTTGCATCTTCGCTTGAGGTTTTTGTCCGCGAAGTATTTAAAGATGATGTATTCAAAGCATTGAAATGTTACATTTCATCTTCAATTGAACCCGTCTTTTATGAAGACCATAATTATGCATTTATTAGGTGTAATGCAGTCTTGAAGCAGGCTGTTCTGACACCAATTGCACATTCAGTACTATCAAAAATATGTGAAGCAAATGATAAAAAAGGAATATGCCATCATTTGGTTAATGATGGTGAAGTAATTTGGACGGTGAGATAATGGTTAGAATTTATAATTCAAGTTTAGAAGTGGCATGTCGAATGGCGAAAGTGCTCGTCGCTATTTATCCTTCTTCATTAAGCCTTGAACGGCTTATTTGTTTTGATTTTATTTTAGTAAATCTTAAGGATTTTTTACCTGAAGAGATTAGTCTTCATCCTCCAATACCCCGTAGAGATGCTCAGTTAGCCCTAAAACGAGAGATTGTTTTAGAATCATTGGCTTTGTTGCAAGGCTATGAACTAGCCTCAAAAATTTATACACATCGTGGTTTTGTATATAAAGCTTCTGAAAAAACATATGCATTTACAAATTCTCTACATAATGAATATGTTGCGCAGATGGAGCATAATATAAATTTGGTGGTTAAGTTATATAGTGATATTCCTGATGAGCAGTTGCAATCAATTATAAAAAATAAAATTGGCAAATATGATATGGAATTTAATTATGAATGACAATTTTTTTACGTTCAGAAAAATAAAGGTAACCGGATTCAATAAATTAGATGCTATAATTGAATTTGGTTCTAAATTGACTATTTTATATGGTGGTTCTGACTCTGGAAAAACATACATATATTATTTGATTCGATATTTATTAGGGAGTGAAAAACTAAAAAATAAAGATATCGATCATGCTCAAGGTTATGATTTAGCCTATCTGGAATTTAATTTTCAAGGTAGGGTAATGACAATTGAGAGGTCTCTTCAGGATAGCGCCCATTACAGATTATATGATTCGAGCATTGAAAATGTTAGTGAAGCTAATCTGTTGATGGTTTTTTCCAAAAGTGCTTCGTCTAAAAAGAGTTTTTCATCATACTTTTATGGTAGGTTGAATTTCAAAGAGGCTAAAGTAAGAACAAACTTAAGTAATACTCTTCATAATGAACCGCCCCGGGTTTCCTGGAGAGTGTTTTATCTGTGAACTCAGGCTGCCAGATCATCGTTTCCGATGGAAGCATAATAAGCTTTTTCTGCTTCTGCCGGAGGAGTATGGCCCAGCCTTCCCAGCAATCGTCGATTGTTATACCAGTCCACCCACGTTAGTGTGGCCAGTTCCACTTCTGCACGGTTTTTCCAGCTCTTACGGTGTATTACCTCCGCTTTGTAAAGACCATTGATGCTCTCAGCCATCGCGTTGTCATACGAGTCGCCTGTACTCCCTGTTGATGCCAGTAATCCGGCTTCTTTTAGTCGCTCCGTATAGGCCAGTGACACATACTGAGAGCCTTTATCGCTGTGATGGATGGTGCCAGACGGACGACGGGCCCACAACGCCTGCTCCAGCGCATCCAGCACGAATGTCGTTTCCATAGACGATGAGACCCGCCACCCCACGATGTATCCGGCAAACACATCAATGATAAACGCCACATAGACGAAGCCCTGCCATGTGCTGACGTAAGTAAAATCAGCCACCCACAGCTGGTCAGGTCGTTCTGCCACGAACTGACGGTTTACGCGGTCGCCTGCGGCAACGGCTTTCCGGCTGATGGTCGTACGGACCTTTTTACCCCGGAGAACACCGGCAAGTCCCATAACCGCCATGAGACGTGCCACTGTACATCTGGCCACCCTGATTCCTTCCCGTAACAACTGACGCCAGACTTTACGCACACCGTACACCTGATGATTTTCATCGTATACGCGCTGTATCTCTCTCTTCAGCCAGTCGTCGTGCTGCGCACGGGCACTGCGTTTATCCGGATGATGTCGCTGTTGCTGACAATGGTAATACGTTGACGGGGCAATATGCAGTTCGCTGCATACCGGTCCGACCCCGTACTGCTCACGCAGCTTATCCAGCAGTGGCATCATTTTTTCCAGAGGCGGTCGAACTCCGCCTTCGCAAAATAAGCGGAAGCCTGGCGAAGGATATCGTTACTGCGGCGCAGTTCACGATTTTCACGTTCCAGCTCTTTCAGACGCTGACGTTCAGCGCTGGTGAGCCCACCATCACCGCCCCCGGTATCCCGCTCATGCTGGCGAACCCAGACACGCAGAGTCTCCGGCGTACAGCCAATCTTTGGGGCAATGGAACAAATTGCCGCCCACTGTGAGTCATATTCATCCTGACTTTCCAGAACCATACGAATCGCCCGCTGACGGACTTCGGGGGAAAAACGAGTATTTTTAGTCATCCTGTTTACCTCTTTCTCAGGGAGTTTAGTCTCCAGGATTTCCGGGGCGGTTCATAAATTTAATCTTAATAATGTTTTTGAATTTTTTTGTATTGATGAATTAAGAGTGTTAACTGAGAAGTCGTTAATTCTTTCTGATATTCCTAGCGAGGAGACAAAAAGAAAGTCTGAATTTAAATTCCTTTTAACTCAGAGAGATGATACTAACTCCTTAGCAGAAAAACCAAATAAAAAAGCAAGATATTTTTAAAAAAATCAAATTGCAAATATTTATGAGGAATTGAAAGCGCAATTAATTTATCCTGAATATGATCAAGTCATTGTTTCAAGAGAACTTGAGAAAGTAGAGCAAGATATTGAATCATCGAAAGATATATTGAAAGGTATTGTTGATGCACTTGATGATAAGAAGCAATTATTAAAAGAGTTAAGTGATGAATTATATTCAATCAGTGACAGGGAAAAATACTTATCATTACTCATTGAAAGATTTAGTCTTCTTAAAGACCAATACTTTATAGATCTACAAAGAATAGATGTTGTATCACAGGCGAATTTCTATTTAAATAATTTTGCAGATATTTATTGTGAGTTCTGTAATACACCGCAAAAAAAAGAAAATGAAATATCATATGATGATTGTTTTTTGTCGTGTAATGCAGAAAAATTGAAAATCAAAAGCCAGCTGAAAGGATTAATTGAATCAATCGGATCTAATGTTCGCGAACATGAATTAATTATGTTAAGAAAAAATGATGTTAATGAAATTTATCAATCAGAAAAAAGTGATTTTAAGACGTTAGAAGATAAAAATATAAAACAATACATTCATCTCTTGAATCACTTTATGAATATAAAGACAATCTTTTAATGGATCACACAAAACATAGCATTCTATCTTCATTACAAGATAAAGAAGATGATGTTGACGAACTTAAATACTCCGCCGAGGACTTTGACTCCTTAACAGTAGCTGATTTGTATGATATAGAAATAGCGATGCAAGACTTTTTGAATGATATAAATTTTGAAAATTCTAAAGATAACAAAGTGCGATTTGACGAAGATACATATGACTTTAATATCAATGGGAAACGCCGAGGAATGTTTGGTAAAGGTACCCGTGCAGTAATGCATGCTATATTTACCATTTGCTTTGCGGAATTTTTATCAAGAAAAGGGAATCCATTCATTGGATTTGTTGTGCTTGATAGTCCATTAGTGACGCACTTTGATAAAGATAGAGGGGGTTCTCTATCGGATGTTAATAGCGTCAGTCTCAGTGATTCATTTTATCACGCATTAATCAAAAGGGACTATAATTTCCAGATTGTAATTCTTGAGAATAAAGGTCCGACGTTCCAAATAAAAATTAATGATGCAAATAAAATCCATAACTTAAATAAGAATGGAAGCTCTGGTTTTTATCCTGTTTAATACATTAAAAATATAACTGCTAATTGGGGTGCTCGAAATTATATTTCGTTTCGAGCGCTCAGTTCATTTCTAAATAATTTGCAAAATTATTTTGGGTACTTTCGCCTCTACACTTCCTTCGGGTGGTTCCACAATAATGGATCTCACCGGCGTTTGATATTTTATAATCTAACCCCTTAGCGCGCGCAGCCCCCCACGCCTGCTCGCTTCGCTTAACAGACTGGTTTTCATGCATTCCGCAAATCGTCTCAGAAGCCACCACACAAGGGCTTTCGCGTCAAAAATGGTGCATGAGAATCATGCGTTTTCATGCGCTATAGACATGCACTCATGCGCTCTCAGGCCAGCCAGGGAAAAGGCGTAAAAAATCCCAGTACTGGACCGGGATTACGTGGGCTTTTTTTGCTAATCAGACAGGAATTTGCTGACGGCTTGACAGCTTTGACGCGGAGCCATAGCGATTGAGAGTTTGCTGTTGTTTTTCCGGCATTTGTGCTTTCTCTGATTCCTGTTCATTGCGCCGGGGCTTCATGATTATCGTATCCACACTTTCCAGTGCGGTAAATGTGTAGGAACATTCAAGATTCTGGCACTGATACCATGAGCGTTTAACCGATGGTGCTTCATAGGCGGAGGTTCTGGCGTGTGCCGTCGTACCGCATTCGGGACATTTAAGTGCCATTAATATTACTCCTGCATGCCGTTAATGTAATCCAGACGTTGCTGAAAGCGCAGTTGTTGTGCAGGGGTGTAAGAGCTCTGGCAATCACGAACCATCATGGGGTCAGGCATCACACCGGATTCATCCAGAATCATACGATAATCCCCGGCAATTTCAGGCGGTGTTATTGCCAGCTGGCGAACCAGAGCATTGCGTAATATACGGGACGCAACGTCAACCCCTCCGCGCCCCTTCAGGAACGGAGCCAGTGCAGATGTCAGGGCTGCTCCATTCGCCTGCATAAAATTGCTGAGAGCGTCTTCTGTGCAGGCCTCCATCAGTTGATGCTGCGAGTAAATGCATTCGCGCGCAGCACAGTTAATTTGCCATTTCAGCACATCCAGATGTTCCCGCTGTAATTCGAGCTGTCGAGCATAATCTGCTGGTTTTTCCATGGCAGTGAGGAGTGATTCTATCTGTTGTTCAACGGCTTTTCGGCTCTCACTATGTCCAGCCCACAGAATACGGGCATTTCTAAAACTGATAAGCGCTTGGTCTGGAGTGACTCGGGCCATCATACTGCTTTCTCCTTCTCAGCACGTTCCTGACGAACCTTCATTTTATGCATAGCTGCTGGAGAGAGTTTATTACTGAAATCCAGACGGGCCGCATAATCCGGGGCAACTCCCGCCAGTTTAAACACGGGGTCCTGTTCGGGCATCGCATCGTTAGTCAGAGCCGGTCTGGTGATATGTTTATGAATAAAATCTTTCAGCAGTGTGTCCGGGTCATTAACTGAATGCACCACACCGACAACTGCGCTGGCTTCCCTGCCCATTGTTGATTTGAGCAGGCTTAGTGTCTGGATTAGTGCTTTTCCATGCGACTGCATAAAATCTTCCCAGATTTGTTTTGCGCGAATACCCACAAGGGTGTCGTGCGCGTGGATATACTTTCCGGCTAATTCCGCAGCCTCCTGCGGCAAAAGTGCATTTTCGCTTTCCTGAGCCGCCAGCAGCTCATCAAAATCCTCAAGCGTTTCTCGTCCCAGCGCAATTTCCGTGCGCAGTTTTTTCATTTCCTTTGAGACTACGCCCTGACTTTCACGAAATAGCGTGCGCCACTCCTCATTCAGGGCGTTCGTCGTGGCTTCCATTTCAGCGCGGCGCTGGCGGATTGTCGCAATATTATCCGCTGCCGCTTTTTGCTGACGACGTGCTTCAAGCCATGCAGATTTGGTGGCATTCACTTTCTCAAGCGCCTGTTGCGTCGAAACAGGGATAGAAATTTCAACGATCGGGTTATTGTTCTGTTCTGGGATTGTCATGTCAGCACCTAGTGGTTTGTCGTGGTGTCAATTGTGCTGTGATGCATACAAAGCTGCCATTGAACGCCATTGTGCGAGCGACAAGACAAAGACTGAACCGCCCCGGACCTCTTTTGGCTAGCCAGAAAAGGCCTCGTTTAACTAAGGCTGTTTCAGACTTACCTTAACTATTCACTACTATTCACTTAGGTAAAAAAAATAGGTAATACAGAAGGTTATAAGGTGAAGGGTTGGCATGGCAGTATTCATCGACTGTTCATAACTGTTCACATGGGAATAAAATTATTTATGGTATTTTTTCATAATGGGTGGTTTTTTTATTCCTCGTAGCTATTTGTTTTTTGCTCCTCACCACTATTCACCCTTATTCAGGAGTATTCAACAGGCACATAAATAGACTGCATGTTTTTGCCGGGGAATAACATTTTCGCCTCTGGCCATGGTGTTGCATTTCATACTGATTTTTATAAAACTAGATCTGTCCGGTTCTTTATGGATTCATTCGGATATATTTTACGATTTAAGGTGATGTTATTTAATATCAAGGTTTTTATGCAGGCCCAATGTTTATAAGTTGGATGCGATTCAAAAATATGCCCGGAAATTGGGGCCTGCAATGCAAGGCCTCGTGTAGAAGTTGTACTGCCTTGCTGTATTGGCGGTGGGGTTAGCACTATCAGGTGCAATGACCCATAGGATAGTAAACCCTGGGTGAATGGTAGTTCCTATTAATGCTCCTGTATTTATAGTCCGCAGGCATGGTATTTATTATGTCATTTTATATGGTTTAATCGGGCTTTAAATTCCATAAAATCAATATGTGACGCTAAATAAAAAATGCGTGCGCAGGTGGTTTATATACACATAATAAGGAACTACCTGAACCCGGATAAATTCATCCGGACTGTTGTGGAAATTAAAGAGGGTAGATAAATGCGTAATATTTCTGTGTCTGCGCCAGCTCCTGCTGCGCCATTATTTCCTGTATCGAACCATCATGAGCGATTTTTACGCCTGCCTGAGGTGATGCACTTATGCGGGTTGTCCCGTTCGACCGTTTACGACCTGATCAGCCGCGATGCGTTTCCGAAGCAGATCCCGCTTGGCGGTAAAAATGTCGCCTGGGCACAGTCTGAGGTCAGCGCATGGATGGCGGACCGCATCAGCGCCCGTGGGCGGGGATGTGATGCATGATGATACCTGCATACATTAAATACCTTTATTCTGGCTTGCTTACTGTCGTCATTTCCAGGTATAGTTTTTCCGCTGTCGCAAAATCGGCAGCCGGAATTGGCGTTCCGTATAACTTATTGGCGACAATTGACGCCCCTTGCGTCTTTTTTTACGTCGTAGCTCAGGCACAACCATTTTCAGGGCTGTGGTGTTTATGCTTACACCATGGTTCTATCGAGATAATGGTAGTCCGGGCGGGGCAGCCTTCGGGCTGGCCGGTTTCCAATAAGGCCGGTTACGCCAACCCCGTTCGGGCTGCCACCAGTGAAATTGGCGTTTCCGGTGGTAGCAATAACCGCTACTTATTGGAGGCTGCCATCATGGCTACAATCCTCACCCCGTCACACCCGCAATATGTCTTTGTGTTTGCCGCAATCCGCCGTGCTGACACTCACCCCCGCATCTGTATGCTTCGCACTGTCTCCTGCGATGAGCGTTCCGCGCGCCGTTTGCTAGTCCGAGATTATGTACTCTCCCTTTCTGCACGGCTGCCTGCCGGGGAGGTGACGCTATGAACCAGTTTGAGATTTCCTACGACGATGTTGTAAGGCTGAAACATTTACGCAATGTGGGTGAGTATGTAACTGGCATGGCAGCCCTGCAGGACTGTTATGAAAAGCCAGCAGGTGCCCAATGCGAACAACTGGTTTCCCTCATTTATCTGATGACAGAGCAACTGGATGGAGTGGTGCAACGCTGCCATGACGACCTGATGAATGCGGAGGTGGCCTGATGATATGCTGTGAATCTCTTCTGGCACTTCGTGCCGCTCTGTATCGCCGTGCCGTTGCCTGTGCCTGGCTGGCTCTAAGCAATCATCAGGAACGTTATTCCGGCCTGACGCTCGCTGAACTTGAAGATGCCATAGCCCGCGAGCTGGAAGGGTTCTATCTGCGCCAGCATGGGCAGCAAAGAGGGCTGGAAATTGCCTGCGCGTTGCTTTCGGATCTGATGGAGTCGGGGCCGCTTAAAGCCTGTCCGGTTCTCTCACTGCTCGGAATGACGGTCATGGATGAACTTTGTTCCCGTCACCTCAACAAACCAGCGCTGCACTAAGGAGGGCCGCACAATGTCAGGAATGAAAGTTAGCCAGGCTGAGAAAGCAGCTCGGGGTCACTGGTCAAGAATTTTACCTGCGCTGGGCGTAAATGTACTGAAAAATCGGCACCAGCCCTGCCCGGTCTGTGCCGGGAAAGACCGCTTTCGATTTGATGACCAGGAAGGGCGGGGAACGTGGTTCTGTAACCAGTGCGGGGCAGGTGATGGCCTGGCGCTTGTAAGTAAAGTACTGGATGTAGGCATTAGTGAAGCGGCAGACAGAATAAACGGCATTATCGGAAACCTGCTGCCAGTATCTCAGGGAATGCTTGAATCTGGTTCTCCTGAAAAAGAGGACGGGAGAAAAGCTGCAGCAGTGCTGGCTGCCCGTTTGTTTGATAAGTCCCGCCAGACCACTGGCAATGCCTATCTGACGAGTAAAGGGTTTCCTGCACTGCCTTGCCGGGAATTAACCGCTATGCATAAAGTCGGTGGTGTGGCATTTCGCGCGGGAGATCTTGTCGTTCCATTGTATGCAGATGGAGAGCTGGTAAATCTGCAGTTAATCAACGCTAATGGGGGCAAATGCTTCCTTAAAGGCGGTCAGGTTAAGAATGCCTTTTACCTGGTTGAAGGTACTGCCAAAGCAGCCAAACGGCTCTGGATAGCGGAAGGATATGCCACCGCACTTACTATCAACTATCTGACTGGCGATGCTGTCATGGTGGCCTTTTCGTCCGTCAATTTCCTTTCCCTGGCGAGCATTGCCTGCAGTGAGTACCCAACGCACCAGATAATTATTGCTGCTGACCGCGATCTCAACGGTGCGGGGCAAACAAGGGGCGCAGCTGTTACCGGGGCCTGCAATTGCACAATGGCGCTCCCGCCTGTGTTTGGTGACTGGAACGATGCATTCACGCAAAACGGCGAAGAAGCCACCCGGCATGCAATTCATGAAGTAATAAAACCAGCTGTTGCCAGCCCCTTCGACACAATGAGCGAAGCTGAATTTACCGCGCTGAGCGTCAGCGAAAAAGCGCAGAGGGTAGTGGATCACTATAAAAATTCACTGGCAGTAGACCCGAACGGGCAGCTCCTTTCACGCTATGAGGCGGGGGCCTGGAAAGTTATCTATTACGCCGATTTTGCCCGTGATGTCGCTGCGCTGTTTCAGCGCCTCGACGCACCTTTTTCATCCGCGAAAATTGCGTCTCTCGTGGAAACCCTCAAACTGATCGTTCCGCAACAGCAGAATCCGGCGCGGCAACTTATCGGATTTCGCAACGGTGTGCTCGATACCCGGACAGGATTGTTCAGCCCGCACGATAAGAAGCACTGGTTACGTACGCTGTGCGAGGTGGATTACACGCAGCCCGTTGACGGTGAGTCACTGGAAACCCATGCCCCGGCATTCTGGCGCTGGCTGGATCGTGCCGCAGGTTTTAATCCTGAAAAACGGGACATTATTCTGGCTGCATTGTTTATGGTGCTGGCTAACCGTTATGACTGGCAGCTGTTTCTGGAGGTCACTGGCCCTGGCGGAAGTGGAAAGAGTATTCTTGCTGAAATAGCAACCATGCTGGCGGGTGAAGATAACGCGACCTCGGCAACCATTGAAATGCTTGAGTCGCCAAGAGAACGAGCTGCGTTAATAGGTTTTTCACTGATTCGACTTCCCGACCAGGAAAAGTGGAGCGGTGACGGGGCCGGACTAAAAGCCATCACTGGCGGCGATGCGGTATCCGTTGATCCCAAATATCAGAACGCCTATTCAACCCACATCCCGGCGGTCATCCTGGCTGTGAACAATAATCCGATGCGCTTCACTGATCGTAGTGGTGGAGTTTCACGCCGAAGGGTGATCCTGCATTTCCCCGACCAGATAGCCCCGGAGGAACGCGATACCCAGCTCAAAGAGAAAATTGCCAGTGAGCTAGCGGTGATTGTTCGCCAGCTTATGCAGCGTTTCAGCGACCCAATGAGTGCCAGGACATTGCTTCAGTCACAGCAGAACTCCGATGAAGCGCTCACCATCAAACGTGATGCTGATTCAGCTTTTGATTTTTGCGGCTACCTTGAGGTCCTACCTGACACCACGGGCATGTTTATGGGGAACGCTAATATTGTTCCACGTCAGCCTCGAACTTACCTCTACCATGCCTATCTGGTCTACATGGAGGCTAACGGCTATAAAAATACGCTCAGTCTGACCATGTTTGGCAAGGGGCTACCGTTAATGCTCAAGGAATATGGGCTGCAGTATGAGAAACGACGGACCAATCAAGGAATGCAGACTAATCTGGCCCTAAGAGAGGAAAGCAATGCTGACTGGTTGCCAAAATGCGATGAGTTTGCAGCGAAATAACTGACCTAAGACCGGCTGTGCCGGTCTTAAATCCGCTACAGGAAATTATCTCAAAATATATATCGATAAAATTTAAAAGTTATATGCTAAGGCGTCAGCGGAAAATGCATCTAATTCATTGTTAGATGATGTTTATTTTTGAATTGATTTAAACATCCCATCGAGTTGTAATTTATTTATGTCGGTTTTCTTTATGGCTTTAATTAAGTTTTCAATAACTTCCAAAGAAAAAATTACATCTTTCTTTTCAATTCTAACCCCCCCGTGGTGGCTGCAAGCATTAAGGATGTCCTTTGTAATTTCAACATCATTTTTCATTAATGGTTCATAGTCCAGAGCCTCAATAACAGAAACTAAACTACCTAGCATTTGCTCTTGGTATTGAACGTTGTTTAAATGCATTATACGAATATTAACAAGCATGAGAATATATTCTAAATATCTCCTGGCAGTATTTCCTTTCTCTTGTAAAGAATCACGATCATATTCCTCAATACTCATGACTTCATTATGTAAAGAGGCTATTTTGTGCTCTGCTAATGAAATATTTATCGCATCCATGAGGTTTCGTGAGAAGCCTGTAGATGTAACATGACCATTTGCGGGCCTTGTTAAAATACATGTAGTATAGCAATTTATATTTGGGGTCTGGATTGTCTCATTTACTCTTTTAACCGTTCTATAAACGTCTACCATATAAGAACCTGAGTTTTCAAATGAACATGAAGAGCATTTTGTATTATATATTCTATTTAGAGATAACTGATTGTGATAGTATCCCTTTAAGAAAGCATATATAGTGTCATTAAACTCGACAAACACAACGGACTCAATATATATATGGAATTTATCATTGGGGTGCCACTCTAATTCAAGTCTTCTTGTAGAGTCATCAAAGGAAAAGTTTGAAATAAAATCCCAGTTACCTAAATCTATAAAATCAACGATATTTCTACCTGCACCATGGATATTTTTATTTATTAAAGTTGTGATTGAGTTTTTTATAATGTCCCAATCATGAATTTCATGATCGAATTTATTATTGATGGTTTCTTTTATTTGATTGGAAAAGTTTGAATAACTAGTCACTTGTTAGCCTCAAAATTAATAATGAGTATTAAAATTTAATTGATATTGTCTATAAAATGTAGCGATGCAATTTTATTGCAACGAAATGATTTTTACAACATACCATTATCGCTAAACAAAATCGCACCCATCAAATCAACTTACGTTACAATCACTACAAAGCGATTGCATTTAAATTCAAAACAGTTTTCTGTTGGGCGCATTTTTTGTTGTACTGGACTAAAGAGAAAAAATGGGGTAAGGAACAAATACCTTCCGTGCTCAAAAATTAGGTTTTTATGCACTTATTAATCAGTCAAGGTGAACAGTAAAGTGTTCACTTCTTATCAATCGTTAATTTCATATCTTTTTGAATATTAATGAAAAAAAACACAATGAGTAGTATGAACAGTTTTCCCCCAAAAAAAGTTTTTTCTGCCTTGAGAATGCGCGGAAAGCGAACGCCTTCACCAATGTGTATAGGGGTGTGTGTAGTTTAAATCTTCTATTTTAATTTATGTATTAAAATCATTGTGTTGGTGGCGATTATTGGTTCCTATTATCGCACCATTTAAATCAAGTAGTTACCCCATATTTAAATACACCACGTTTCCTCCTGTGCCGCATTTGTGCCATTGTAACCCTGGCAATTAATCAAAATACTGTTCTGACATCAGGCAATGCAGGTGCAGACATTTAAGCCAATTGCTGCCGCCATTCCTTAACGTGGTCAATCAGAGCGCGGAGCTTTGGTGCAATATTGCGACGCTGTGGGAAATACAGATAGAAGCCCGGAAATTGTGGAAGAAAGTCATCAAGCAGAGATACAAGCTTACCGCTTTCAATATACGGCCTGAAAGTTTCCTGAGTGGCAATTGTTATTCCTCCGCCGGCAAGAGCCAGCCTCAACATCAGACGCAGATCATTAGTCGTAATCTGCGGTTCAATCGCAAGGTCGAAAGCTCTCCCGTTTTCTTCAAATGGCCAGCGATAAGGCGCAACCTCCGGGGACTGACGCCAGCCGATACACTTATGATTCACAAGTTCACGCGGATGAACAGGTGTGCTGTTGGCTGCGAGATAGGAGGGAGAGGCAACGACCATTTCACGCTGCCTGCCGGTAAGGGGCACAGCAATCATGTCTTTTTCAATGACCTCTCCGAGCCTTACGCCAGCATCGTAACCTGCGGCCACGATATCGAATTCCTCATCCGTGACAACAATATCAAGCGTAACGGCTGGATTGGCTGCTGCAAACGAAGCGATTAGCGGACCTGAAAGAAATTCTTCAGCTATTGACGTCACCGCGATTCTGAGAAGTCCGCGTGGCACATGGTCAGAAACCATCTCTTCGAACGCTGCCTCAATACCGGATAAAGGTAATGACAGCGATTTATGCAGCCGTTCTCCCGCTTCTGTCAAATTAACTGAGCGCGTGGTCCGCATTACAAGCATTGTCCCGAATGCATCTTCAAGGCGTCTTATTCCCTGACTGACCGCTGAACGGGTAACGCCCAGCCGTGCGGCGGCTTTACTAAAATTACTCTCTTCTGCTACCGCGATAAAAATGGGTAAAAGATTAAGATCGATTTTCAT